AACGTCTGGTCGCATATTTTGAGTTATATTGCTAACTTCAAACCCACGATTGGCATTTGCTCTAGTGCCATAATTTTTCCCAGTAGTATTCCACCAATCTTTAAACTGAAATTCCATGCCTACTGGTCTTTCGTATTTAACAACATTACCCCCTTTATAAGCCAAAGGATAACTAGCATGACCAGATGGTACAACTTCGCTACCTCGTTCAAAAAACAAAAGCGTATCTCTAGGATTAAATCCAGTTACGCTTGTTTCTGCTGTTTGAGATAAAAGTTTATCTACATTAGGAACATTAAGCTTTTTAGATCCTACTTGATCTAATATTTGAAAAATTTTAGTTCTTGTTTCAAAATCTAATGTATTTAAATATTCTTCATAATTTGGGTTTTCAAAACCAACAAAATTTTTAAGTTTTTCAAAAGTTTTTCCAGTAGATGATTTTTGTGTGTGAGCATCATATATTTTTTTATTAATAGCTTTTAAATCTTCAGCAGACATACGTCCAGCTTGTACATAAGCCATAACTGTATTTCGTAAATTCATTCCCATATCAATATTCCCTGAATGGGATGTTGGCATCATACCAGTAACAGCAACAACATCAGGATTTTCTGTATTTTTAGCTAATGCTGTAGCTTTGGGATCTGCCCAAACTACTCCCTTTTCCATTGAAGATTGTAATGCAGGATAAAGCGTACCGCCTTTCATAATTCTTGGATCTACTTGAACTGAATCAATGCCAGTAAATTGACCGCCTGCTGTCATTAAATCACCAACAGTTTTGCCAACTGTCATATCTTTTAGGTCTTCTGGTTTAATAGTAGGAATATCTTCATAACTCATTACTGGATTAACTCCAGATGAATATTTAACTTGGGCTGGAATTTTGTTTCTAGCCTTAACGCCCTGCCTTATAAAATTCCCTGCTAAATCTCCTACTATCGGAACAAGACCTAAAGCCCCTGCACCGCCTAATAAACCAATTGTCCACCAGTTAGGATCTTTTTTAGCTAATTCTCTTTTTATATCTCTATATGTAACCGCTTCTGATACAAATGGTACACTTTCCCAAGCAATTTGCCCTGCACCTCTCCCTCTAACATCTGCTGTTTTACCGCCAAAAAAGTCAGCATCTTCACCAAATAAATCTAATAATCCATTAAATACGCTCATTTTTTAGCAAACCCAAAATAAGCCCCAACAAGACCTGATAACGCCAAATACTGCGTCATAAGGATGGAGTCTATTTCTTTCATTTTATCAGGCTGGATAATGCAGGATATGGTTGTTATTCCCATTAGGGCTAATGCTATGTAGCACATTTTCCTGCGGTTTGTTTGATAGGCTTTTTTATCAGGAATATTTTCGTTCATTGGTTTTCCTTCAGGTACAATGCGAAATAAATCATTCCTACTACTGATAAAGCCAAAATTAAAACGCCTACACACACACTTGCCCAATAAATCATAGCTTCCCTTCTTTTAATCGCTAAGTATCTACCTCGTTCATCTTCTTTCTGTATTTGGGTTTTTATTTTCTGTAGTTCACGCCAACCTGACATTCCTCTAGTTTCTAAAATTACTCTGCGTAATTCTTCTTCTAGATCTCTAGCTTTTACACTAGCCATGTAAGTTTCTAAGGCTTGTTCATTAACTCCTCTTTTGCCTTTTCTAGCTTGAGTATGCTGATTTCTTGCTCCTTCTATGCCATCCCAAACTTTGCCAAGATCTTTGCTTAATTCCATAAAATCCTTGCCCAGCTTTAGACCAGTTTTTATGCTTGCCATAGACATCATGGCAATTGATATAGGATCTGGCATTTATGCTACTCCACGTAAATTTCTCCTTATCGGTTTGTTCCATTTGTAAATGCTACTTGTTCCGCCCTGCCCCATCATTATGTCATTGGCAAATGTCAGGGATAAAGCGTCAGCATGGTCTGGTGATTTGAGTAGTCGTTTTTTTAGATCGTCTTTTGATTCAATTTTTATTTTACCAGTTGGTGTATAAGTATATCTTATTGCGAGTAATTCTTCCACTAATTTCTCATGGTAAGGGAGTTTTACCTTTCTTGTTTCCAGCCAATCTTTAACTTTAAAATATAATTCTGCACGTAAATTCAAGTAATGTTGCTTTAAACTAGCACTTTCAGACACATTTACTGAATAAATAGGTAAATCCATATTAAACCCAGCATCACAAACGCCTTGACCTATTCCTATCGAATCAATGTTAATCGAATGTGGTCTTTCGGTATAATGTGTCGAATCATATTCAACTTTGATCGCACCAGCTAATGCCATCGTGTCAAGATTTTTCCAGCGTATTAATTCCCTAACTACTGATCCCTGCCTTTTACATAAAACAGACCAATCCGATCCATGTCTAGCTACATCAACGCCCCAAACAAATGGCGTTTCTGGTGACACAGTTACTTCACGTTCTTGGGCGGATTTTACCAGTTCATAAGATATTACTGTCTGATCTTCAGTTAATGGAAATTCTCCCAAAACTCGCACACGATATTCATTTGAGTGATCGCCAGATCTAGCTAAAATTTCATCAATAAAATCCCTAGATACTCTACTGCTATCAATACAACTGATCGTCTTTGTGTACCATCTGTCTTTAAGCTTGTGATGGGTATCAAAGAAAAAGCCAGTATTTCTAGTAGGATTACCTAAAAGCACAGTTGTCGCTGATTGAGATGACATACTGGATATTGCAGAATTAAAAACAACTTCTGGTATCGCTGACGCTTCGTCAACAATTAAAAGTACGTTTTCAGAGTGAACGCCCTGCAAACTTTCTGGATTTTCTAATCTGGACGTTCTACAGCTTAAAAATGCATCTGATGGGCTGGCAGTTAATTCTACCCTATCTGATTTAACTGTTAATAAACTTTGCAGTTCATCTGGTAAAACTTTAATCCACCGCTTTACTTCTGAATATAATGCATCGAATAGCTGACTTGAAGTTGGGGATGTAAGAACACATTTGCATGGATATTTTGTCAGCAAAAAATGAATGCTTGACCAACTAGCAAGAGTTGATTTTCCGACTCCATGACCAGATTTGCAAGATACCAAACGTGAGCCATTGCAAATTTCTTCTAAAACTTCTGCCTGCCAAGGATCTGGATCTTCTCCTAGATATTCCTTAACAAATCGTACTGGATCGTTTCGTGTTTCTCTAATAAATTGTTCAAAGACGTTTTGGCTCAATGATAACAGCTTTCCTGCATTTCCCATTCATAGCATTCTTCCAGCAGATATTCTAAAGCACCAATTAGTTCTTCTTTATCTTTGCAGGATGTAGTCATTATCATCTGGTCTTCACGCCAGCCAATAATTACTAAATGCTCAAAAGTTTTTAAATCTTCAGGTTTCTGAAGTTTTACCATCTTCGGCATCTTCAATCCTGATTTTTTTAAGGGCATTTAAATGCATATCTCCTACATTTACTTGTATTGCTGTTGTATTATTTTTTTGAGCGTACTGGTCAGGATCATGGGCTGATGCTAACCATTTTCGAACTGAAACTTGTTCTCTCATTTTCGAAATCGCATTGGGGCTTTCCTCACAAGTATCCGCCAGTTTAAGACATTCTTCTGCGTAATGTTCTGCTTTTTGTTTTCGTGCCAAACGTAACATCTCTTTCTGAGATGCATCTTTGTTGAGCGTTGTTGAGAGAAAGTTTCTGGAAACTCCAAGATCTCTTGCGATACTTGAGATTGATTCCCCTTCTGAAATTTTTTCACAAATTTTTTCAATGCCACCCATCTTCTGTATATCGGCAAGCATCTGTCTTAAAATAGGTCTTCCTGACATAATATACCTTTTTCATTTTTCAGTTGCATTTTATAAAATTTTTTCTCATTATACTAGAACTTTCTACTGCGTGTCTATTTTACCCTAGCAAAGCTTTGGGGCAAACGTGGGAACTGGGGGGGGTTTTTTGATATATTTTGCTCCCAAATAACACTTTTTGCAGTTTTCCCAGTATTTCCACCCAAATAAGTCATTGATTTCATTACATAATAACACTTTTGTTCGCATAACACTCATTATGTAACTTTTAAAAAAAGTGTTCTCACGCACGTAAGGGCGTTAACGTGTGTGTTTTCAGCAAGTAAATTAGGTCTTCTCACCATTGCAACAATCAACAACAACTGACTTGCAATGACTACATTGATAATGCCCATGCACATATTCCAAGCGTACTTCTTCAGAGCAATATGGACAGTATTCAGATTTACCAGCTAAATATTGAACTGGCTTAGTTACCTTCCAAGGATTCCACGTTTCATAGTTTAAGCGTTTCATCTTCTATCCTTTTATCTACACCAAGAACTTGTCTTAGTATGTTAATGTTATCTTCTCTTAACTTAACAACAGCCCTGCATATTTGTCTTGTTTCATTATTGTTAAGTAATCGTTCTGTACTTACGCCACGCTTTAATCTATCAGCTACAGTATCAATAAGTTGATCAACTTCGTCATTTATTATTTCATCCGTCATATATTTTCTCCTTTGATCTTAGTACACTTGCCCTGAACTCGATAAGGAACTTTGACATAGTTCTCGACAACCTTGATGAACTCATCGATCTTATCCTGACATTCAGCTTCAGTATGTATTGTTTGTGTGGAAGTGTAAGTTGTGCAGTTATCCCAAAACCCAAGCGGATTGAGAAAACACACAGTTATAAAAACTTTAATCACGCTTTTGTTTCCTTCTCCAATTAAGAAAATTCTGTTTAGTCCAGCGATTTATCGTAAAGTATGATTTGGATGGTTTAATTGGTTCTAATGCAAACTCTTTAGCAATCCGATCTGAATAGACTTTTCTTTTGCCATGTAGTGCTATTTTTTGGTTATGTATTTCGTTTAGTAAGTTTGTATATTCTTCTAAATCTTTAACTCGATTTTCTACTTCTTTTTCAAACTTTTTGCTACTCATTATCTCTTACCATAACTGTGTTATTTTTGCAACCATCAGTTATCATCCATACCTTAATAACAATAACTGTGATATGAAATTAATAGATATATTTAGTAGCCTTACAGCTACTTAAATAATCTATGATCTACTTTCATGTTGCGGATTTACTTAGGACATTGTTATCACCGCAAACAACTACTCTAATCTCCCTTCCTGATCGTTTATCTTTATGTTTCTCAACTCTTAAAACATCGTTCTCAATCCATGTTTTAATCATCCTTTTGACAGCACCTTTATCGCTAATCTTTTCCAGATCTTTATCAAAGATTTCAGCAACCATATTACCTATCCAATTAGAAGACCTAACATCAGCATTAGGATAGTCAGACATTCCCCTTAGAAGCCCCTGAAGTTTCCCTACATCAGCAACTTGCACATCATCAAAGGGATCAGGATACTTCCACGTTTCCACCGCTCCTACGCTAAATTTGGGCAACTGGACGCTATCTTTCCTGAACCATCGATTAATTGATGAACTGGGCGGAGCAAGATTACTTTCACTATCTGCAATCCTGAAGAAATGCCTATGATTTTCAACGCCAGCATTTTTACCTTCTTGTTCTGTCATGCTAATAAGAACTCGATTAAATCTGGCTGTGCCACGCAAACTCGATCCACCTCTGCCACTATCCAGCAAATCTCCAGTATATCCAGTAGTTGGTAGTTTTCTGGTGTGATGGATTAAATGAATACTGCAATGCGTTTCACTCGCCAATTTTCGTAGCCTACGTCCTAATCTCCTGAAGACATTGTTATCCTCACCGCTATCGCTTAGATCCTGCAAGGGATCAAAAATAACGCAATCTATGTCATGTTCTTTGATAAAATCATGTAGACCATCAAAAACATCTTCTCTAATCTTTCCTTCTTCACCTTCGATCAGGAAGAAACTATTCCAATCAACTCCAGAAGTAAGCCATAAATAACCTTCTAATGTTTTCTGTGATACTTCATATTTCAAGCATAGAGCGGTAATTCTGGCATCTAGGATACTTTGGTCATCTTCAGCATTGTAGACCAGTACACGCCTTTTATTCTGCTTATAGCCAGTAAGAAGACCTAAACCAGTAGCCATATCAAATGCTTCTGCAATAGCAAATAAACTTTTGCCTAGTTTTGGGCTTGCTAAAGTAACGCTGGTATAACCTCTGGCATAAAAATCAGAATAAATAAATTCTGGATAAGGTAACTGATCCACGTCCAGTTCTTTAAAAGCTTTAAATGGTATCTTATCTTTTTTTAAAAAAGCCTGCTTAACCTTTTCAGGATCTTCCTGAAATACATCGTTCCAATCTTGATTTTCACCTTCAGGAAACACAGCCCTAGCATTCTTGAATTTCTCAAGAATACTAGAAACTGCATTTTTTCCAGCCTTGTCATTATCCCCTGCCAATATTATTCCGAACCTATTCTCATAGCCTTTCGTAGTTTGAGTTAAAATCTTGACCAAGGAATGGGCTGAAAACCCAACAACTACTGGTAATCCAGTTGCCATGTAAATGCTTGAACCAGTAGCGTAACCTTCACAAAAAACAGCTTTGTCTTTCACTTCACCAAAAGTAAATGATCCAACTGGGTTGCAATCCTTTTGAAACAGCTTAGTTCCATCAGGTAAAATTCTTTGAGTAGAAATAATATTCCCATCTATATCTTTAATCGGAATTATTAAATCATCTCCAGATTGTTTAATGTTAAACGATTTGATCTTTTTCTTAATTAAATAAGGATGATCTGGATTTACTTCCCCAGCATCTGCCCATAACTGCTGGGCTAAAATCGATCCTGCTTTTTTCTTTTCTTCATTTTTTCTAAAATATTCTTCTTTTTTCTGCTGGATTTTCTGCATAACACTTTCATCAATCAGAAATTCTGATTTGCTTGAATATGTTTCTTGGATACCATTAACCCAGTTTCCAAACACGCCATACAGAACTTCATTATCTAGATGTAATGCATACCATCCATCCAGCCCCTTTTTACCAATCAATGGCACACGAATTATTTCATCAGTTACTTTGGCATTACGAACATCAAGCCCTAGTGCATGGGCTTTAGTTTCGAACTCACGTAAAGAATATTCCAGATTAAAAATCTTATCTCTTAGGTCTTGCCTAGCCAGATTAAAATTTAGATTTATCATTTAATCCAGCCCATGTATGTATTGCCCTGATACCCAGTTTCCCAAATAAACCAAGCCAAGCAAAACATCCCATTTTTATAATGTTCATTGCCATCTTTCATGGTGGTTATTCTTTTTGAAAATACCCAAATTCTAGCAGGCGGATACATCGCAAATAATTCGTTTCTTTCCCTACCTTCTAAGAACTGAATCTTTAATAATAACGCTGTTTTCTTTTCTGCAATATGCTGACAATGGTGGGCAATTTTGGTTGCTAATTTAAATGGCGGATTTGTAATAATGTTATCTCTTTTTTCTCGCTCAAATAAAAAATCCCTTCTAGGCGTTCCAAATCCTCGATCTATTAAATCTGACGATTCAACTTCATAACCTTTTTCTTCCAGAAATTTAGAAATATGCCCCATGCCACAACATGGTTCAAAGATTTTACCTTCGAACTTTTCAACCTTTAATAATTCGTCTACTGCTTGTGGCGGAGTAGCGTAAAAATCATCCTTCTCACGATTGATTTTATCACCAATACCTAACTGTTGTCTTGAACTGTTCATGCCCAGCATCGTGCTTTAAACTCACAGAAACGACACATAAATCCATCAGGATCATCTGTGCCACGAGGTAATAATTCATCAGACTTAACAGCATTAATAATAGTTTCAGCTTTGTTTAATAATTCTACGACAGCAACTCCATCATAAGGAACGACATACGCCCCTATTTCACAATCATTTGCATTCATATATGTAAACAATGCAGGATTTTTCTTTTCATCCATAAAGTAAATATAGATCTGCAATTGTGCGTAATATAATGGCTTGGATTTTTTCAGCCCATGATTTTTTAAATGGGTAAAGCTTGTATGATTAAGAACTTTATTTTCCCAAATTGCTGGCGTATTAAATCCAACATCAATGTCATCTTTAGTTCCTACAATTAAGCCATCTATGTGACCTCGAAATAATCCGCCTAATTTTGAAAAGCCATATTGAGAACCATCTTTTTTTTCAGTTCTTATGATAAGACCAGCTTTTGTCAGGTAGTTGATCATGCGATCTTCACCATCGTGACCACGATCAAAAATTCTATATATTTTTGGTTTTATTTTTCGATCTTCATCAGGATCAGTAGCTAGTGTTTTGTATTGTATTTTTCGATTACAAAATTCGCCTATAAAACTTCCGCCTAAATACTCTCTTTTTTCTTTTGCATCTTCAGTTTTGGTAATCCCTTGATCGATTAATTCCAACAATTTTTGTGTCATTATTCCTGCCCATTTGTTTCTCCAGAATTGTTGGTTGGTTTGTTGGTTCTATTAATTGATTATTTAACTTCTAAAAATTTCATTTTTGCCATATTAGGAAATTTTTGTTTTGCTGTATTATACATAAGCGTAACTCTCTGACCGCTTATAATCTGCCCTGCAATTCCCTTCTGGACTTTAGCATTATCCACTTCAATTTTTTCTTCATGTACATCAAGTAAAATTTTAGTTAGATGATCTGTTAATTTTTCTATATTATTCATAATTTATCCCTCTCAGATAATTGGTTTAATTTTCTTGTTAATTTTAAATGTATTTTTTTTTGTTCAATTAATTCTTTTGTTGGTTCAATCTTAAATGGTAATTTTTGGTTCATTAAATTTACGATGTACCAATCTTTACAATTTTCTCTGCTTTTTTTATTTCTTAACCTTCTTTTTTCCATATTTGATTGGTGACATTTCAAACAAATATTATTTAAACCATCTGGCTTTTTACGATCTTTATTTAAATCTTTTGCTCCAAAATGTTTATTACATTTCCTGCAAAGCTTTGTTGGTTCATGGCATAAATGCTGAACGTAATGTTCATCTAAATCTAAAAAACAAATCTGCATTTAAATTGGAATTTCATCATCAAAATCATCAGCATTGTGATTAGGCAAATTAGGATATACATCTGCCCCTTCGATGCTAGGCGGTTGTGTAGTATGCTTAACTATTGGCATAGGTTTTGGCGGTGATTTACGCTGGATGTAATCTTTGCCAGCATTATTTAGAACAGTTAGCAAAGCATTTCTATCTGGATATTTTTCACCAGTTTGCTTGTTAATTTGATCTTTATTTAATGCAATAATTACACAAGCTTCAAATCCATCAATGTCAGATAAAGATTTTAACTGCCTGCAAGCCTGAACTTCTGGACTATCATCTTTAGAATTTAAAGCATAATTATCTTCAATGATACGTAAGATCATGCCCATAGTTCGCTTTTCAGCTTTCTCTGTCCAAAACATTTGATCCCAAAATTTACGTCCAGCATACTGACCATCTATGATTGTCCATTCAAATTCGGTAAATTTAGAACCAGTATTTGGCGTTGTAAAAACAGTAGGATCTTCATTAGGAATTGGATTAGGATTTAATTTA